AAGAAAGAAATAAATGAAAAAATGATGAAAGAAATAGAAATAGGAGCAGGGCATATGGGTATTGCCACAGATGAAGCGGTAGCAAAATATCGTTCTATATGTGAAGAGAACGACACTGATGTAAACGATGTTGTTTCTCAATCACTATTTAGATTATATACTAGGGGCAATATGAAGACAAAGAAAACAAATAACAACAGTGGTTCTAACAGTTTAGTTAAGAGTGCTTTTGGTTTCTTTGTTGGTTTAGAAGCCCCTAGAGATATGATGAGTTGGAACAGAAATAAAGCAAAAGAAGAATATCTTAGAGATAATGATAAGGCATTGGAAGATGGTCTTGTTGCAGTCGCTACTGATAACGGAGATGATACCTATACTATCGCAAGATACTACAAGGGTGACTACGGAGAAAAGATGGTAAAAAACCTTGTAGATGGGGCAGAAGAATTAGAAGATGGAAGTATAATTATTCCATTGGATAGTATGCCTACTTATCCTAGCGGAGTAGAAAACCGAAGATATGGTAAGCCTTTGCCTAAGAATGAATTTAGAAGAAGCGGTATTTTTTATGGTAGTGTTGAAGGTGGAGATATGAAGTCTTACTACTTCTCTTATAAGAATCAAGGAGGAATAGACTTTGCACCCGATACATTTGATTGGGTTCACTTCAAGACTATCCCTAGTGATGATGGAACAAATTTGTATGGTATGACTATGGCTACTAAAGATAGCCTAATTAGAAATGCTGATTTGAACCCCGACAATAGCGATTATAGAGATATGAGTTCTTTTGACTTTGCATCTTGTTTGGTTGAAAACTATCCTAAGAATGGAACACCATTAGTAGATTTGGATAGGCTACATACTAACTTACAGATGGAAGCAACAAAGGATAGATTTGCTATTGTTGAAGGAACAGTAGTTAATCAAAGAATGACTCCAACTGCTAACGGTAATAGAATCTTATCTATTACTGATAAAGCATCCGATATGGAATTAAGCGAAGATGATGAAGGGGATGTAGCAACTACTTGTTGGATTCCCGAACATATCAATATCAACTTTGGTATTGGTTCAACTGTCTTAGTTGTTGGAAGGACTTCTCAAAGGATTGTAGAAGGTGAAGCAGAACCAATTACACTAAACACTAGTGGTTTATTGGTTCAAGAAGCCATCGGTAATCCTATCGCTGAACAAGAAGGCGTGGAGGATGAAGACCTAGATTGGTTTTGAGTAATTCCAAAGCCCTACCATAGGGCTGAACCCTTACAAGTGTAAATATGAACTTGTGGAAGTAATTGATATTCGACTAGGTGCGAAGCCTATCCCTTTGGAGGGAAAAATAATATGTATAGAAAAGGAATAATAGAGAATAGATTCCTGTTAAAGAATGAAAGTTATATCATTGATTTAAATGATGTAGAGTTCTTAACATGGAATAAGAATAAAGATGAAAAGGATAGTTATTGGGTTAAATTGCATGTTGGTGCTAAAGAAACAAGATATATTTGTGAAAATAGAGATGAACTGTGCGATATAATTAACACTTGGGCTATGACCAAAAACATAGAGATACGAATAACTAAACATGAGATAGGTGAACAATATGAGTTTTAAAAGAGAGAAAATAAATTTTAATGAATTAATGAAGATAAAAAGAGAGACTAGAAAGGCTAGAATGGTATTAGGAATTTGGGGTGAACCAAAGACAGGTAAGACCGGACTTGCATTAGACTTCCCCGATAGAAAGATATTTGTTTTAGATTGGGATAGAGGGGTTGAATCAACTTGGTTTCAACACCATGACGCAACGGATAGAATAGCAGTATTTTGCCCTATTGTAATGAATAAGGATAACATCATTGATATTAATGATAGTGAGCAAAGGTCACTTGACTTTGTTAATCACGCCAAAGAATCAATAAAGGCAGGAGATAAACCTATCTTTGTTATTGATGGTGTAGATACATGGCTTGCTTCTTGTATGTTAAAGGTTAATCCTAATCCTAGAGTTGTTACTAAGATTATGCCATTTCAGTATGGTAATAGGAACAAAGCGTTCTACTATTTATTAGACACTATCTATAATCTAGAATGTGATGTAATATTTATTACGCATGAGACTGAAAAATATATGGATAATGTACCTGTTGGTACACAACCAATGTGGAAAGATTGGGGAGGTAAACTTGAACAAGAGATTTACTGTTCTAAAAAGAAAGTAAAGGGCGAATTACATTTCTTTGCTGAATTGCTAGGTAGCAGAACTAATGGTAATCTTGTTGGTTCTAATTGGACTGTAAGGCAAGGTACGCCTCCTAACATTACATGGAATGGATTAAAGGAATTAAGAGAGGGAACAATATGAAATTTACAATAGATGCAAAAGAATTTGAAAAAGCACTAACTGATGTATTACTGAAAGGTAAGTATGTCATTGGAGTGGGTCTTTCTAATAGTAGTTTAGATGATTACTTCTATGCACAACTAAAAGAAAACACTCTTAGTATTTGGAATGTAGATACCATTAGTTCTCTAATCGTAAATACTAGGCTTACTGTAGATGGAGATAAAGATGGTGCATTTGTTGGTGATGCGAAAACACTACTACCTTACCTAAAAAACTTTACCGGCGAAGTAGAGATTGATAGTGGAGACATTATTACCATGAAGAATATCAATAGTAAAGTATCTCAACCTGTTATAGTGCATCATCCTAACATGGATGGTATTTCTAGAGTTAGGGATATGGTGAGAGAAGTTAGGTATGAAGAAACATTAGATAAACTATGGAACTTTGGTAAGAATAAGTATGAAGGAGCATTTCAATTACCTTCAAATACATTTAATGACACTATGAAACTTGCTGAATTGGTGGGAGAAGGTGTGTATCATCTTAATTATAAGCATGACGAAAGTAAATTATTGTTTTCTAGTTCTACTAATAACAATAATAGGTTTGAAACTTCTATTGATTTAGAAGGCAATATAGGAGAGTCTGCAACACTCGACTTTTCCGGCCCACTTCATAACTTCTTTGATAAAGATACCATGTTAAACTTCTATGTCAAAGATGATTTTCCGATATTGATTATGTCGGATAATAAACTACTAGTAAAAGCACCAAATATAACAAATTGAGGATTAATAATGATAATAAGTAATAAAAATGGTAATACAATATATAAATCTTGGAGAGTAGATGGAGTGAAGCAAAGTGAAGAAGTACAGTACAGACCTTACTTCTATGTTTTATCCGATACTAGAGAAAGACCCACCTACCCAATTAGTAAATATTCTAATGGTAAGTTTGAGTATGTACAAGGAGAATGGCTAGACTTAGAAAGTAATTCATTAAAGAGAGTATATGTAGAAAAGTCATGGGATATGGTAAAAGCAAGACAATGTTTTGATAAAACCTATGAGGCTGATGTTGCATATACCTTTAGATATGCAGTTGATGAAGTTCACGAAATGCCCGAATACAATATGCGTAAGTGGTATTGGGATATGGAATGGCAACAAGGCGGTGAACATCACGATAAGATTACTACTATTGTAATGTATGATAACTACGATAAGCAATACTATCAGTGGGCTTGGTTTCCTAATTATGAAGGTAATGATGATTATAGATTTGATACTGAAAAAGAAATGATAGAACACTTTATGGGAACTATGATTGCTAAAGACCCCGACATGTTAATTGCATGGTTTGGTCTTAAGTTTGACTTACCTAAGTTATTAGATAGAGCATGTGCTTTGGGTTTAAATCCTTTAGTCATGTCTCCTTATCATAAAATAGATGGAGTTAAGCAACTTAAGAACGGTTGTAGTTTTAAGAGACAAGATGGTTATTCACCAATTGAACAACCTATTGGTGGAAGACTCACTCTTAACTTAGACTTAGCATTTGAAAGACAATGGAATGATTCTCAAAGAGGAACATTACCTTCACTAGCATTAGATTATGTTTCTAAGTTATTGTTTAATGAAGGTAAAGTAATGGACACTAAGTTTGAAGACCCTAATGAATTTTATCGTAGAGCGTGGCTAGAAGATACAGAAGCGTATTTACAATATGCCGTTGTAGATGTAGAACTATTAGTTAAGATAGATGAGAAGAACTATTGTAGTGAAGCAATACTATCTCTACAAAGACTACTAAAAGCACCTTTCAAGGCTTGCTTCTATGCTTCACATATGGGTAGTATATACTTTATGAGAAATGCTTGGTGGAAAGCACCTACTGGAATTAAAAGTGCTGATAGGAAAGAGTATGAAGGGGCTATGATTTATGACCCGCTTAGTGAGAGTACTAACGGCTTACATCTTAATGTGGCAGCGTTTGACTTTGCGGGGCTATATCCTTCAATGATGGTTGCTAGAAACATATCTTGGGAGACTAAGAGTGAAACTCCTACTGAATTTGGGGTTAATATCTTAACGCCGAGAGATTTCAGCGAACCGAAGGGCGACAGAATGTATTATTACAAGACCGATGAATTAGGTTTGTTGCCTAAAGCAGTTCTTGAATTGAAAGAGTTAAGAAACGATTACAAGAAAAGAATGAAGAACTCCGAAGGTGATGAATATGTTAAGTGGCATAATAATCAAATGGCGGTCAAGAGATTGATGGCTTCTTTCTATGGTGTATTAGCCTATCAAGGATTTGGTTGGGCTGATGTAGATTTGGCAGCGAGCATTACTGCTAGTGCAAGAGAGGCTATTAGATTGGCAGCGTTTAAGGCTAAGGAGTTAGAAGTATGAAGGATAAAAATACAGTTGCCTTTCTTATTGAAATGAGAAAGAAAAACAATGAAGAATGGCTTTCTATTTTAGAAAATCATTCTTTGGCTGAATCCTTTGGTAAAGAAGGCCCTTTACGCAACGCCGTGTTAGAAACAATACATACATGGTTTTGTGAAGATTCAATAGTAAAGTCTTGTTTAGAATTAAATGAAATTATCGAAAGGAAGGCTAAGGAGTTGGAAGTTTGAATAGAATAAAATGTATGAAACCATTGGCACATAATCCTCAATTTGAGGGTAAGTTTCATTGTAAAAGATGTGCAGAAGAAATAAAAATGAGGAATAAAAATGAGTATAACAACAGAATGTAGAGAATGTAGGCA